CTTTCCTTAAAAAAAATGGGTAACCCTCTCAACAAGAGCTACCCATATATCAACAATATAGCATTAAGCTAATTGATCACGATCTACTTCATCTGGGCCTTTGTCATCACTAATGTCTTGTACAACAGCCCAAGCACGAAATACACCAGTTGTAGGTAGAGCACTTGCTGATGTATTAGCCTTACCAATAGTAAGATCTAATGTTAAATCAGAGCCAAGTACAACAGGTTGATAAGCAGCAGCCATTTGAGTAATTGTACCTGTAGCAATTGCTGATCCCCAATCTACTCCATCAACAAATACATCACCATCTACAGTTTCAATACCTAAATCTACTGTATACTTACCATCACCTTGTGTAACCATTTCAAGTCCTGCTGCATAAATTATAGATTTACCAGGAATATCTAGAACTTGAACTACGTCTGCTGATCCGATAGCTGAACCTTTAGTGGTTGTAACAGTTGCTAAATTAACATCTGTTTCAATTTTGTAAGGCATCTTACGGATAGCTCTTGAAGGATGTGTTCCTCCATTTATACCACTTGATTGATCTACTGTAGCCATTTATTTTCTCCTTTAAGCAGCAGTATTATATTTAGCAGTAACGATTGCTTCAGGTCTTAAAATCTTACGACCATAAAGATGCATACCACGAACGATGTCAGCAAAGCTGTCAGGATCTCGATAGCTTTCTGTCTTAGTAATCTGTTGAGCAGTAGCTACAGCAGATGAATGTCCAGCAACAACAACACCAAAGTTGGCATTTTGATTAGCTGTACCTGTTGTTGAAGAACCTGTTCCTACTGATGGAAGGTTGTTTGAAATATACACTTTAAAGCCATGTAGATTATTCAACACTAATCCATTCTGTAAGCCTGATCCACCAAAGTCTGAGTCAAACAATCTGCTATCCTCGTCCTTTAATATTTCAGCAAATACAGGATCAACTACTAACCATCTGTTTGCTGTATCAACAAATTGAGTATCAAGTAAACGGCTCATACGAGCTACTACTTGTAATGGGCTTGCAGTTGCTGTTGGTACTGATGTAGCACCTGGCAAACGTGAAGCTATTGGAATAGAATGTTCACCTGCACTACTTGTAGTAATGTTAGCAAAGTCACCTTTCTTCAACTTCATTGAAGTTAGTAACTCATCATCACCTGCTGTTGAAACAGCATTAGTACCAGGGGAAGAAGTTCTAGCTGTATCAGCAGCACCATGTTTTACTGATTGTGAAAAACCACAAAGATAACCAAATACATCTTGATCATATTGATCTCTTAAACGATATGCAGCACGATCAGATGCCATTGATAAGAAGTTTACATGACTGTGAGCTTCTTCAATATCATCCATTTTAAATGCATAGTAGTTAGCTTGATCAACAACTAATGTGAAATCTTCATCATCAAGATCCTGTGCAGTAATTTGTGTACCACGATTGTAAGCCTGTACGGAAACTTCAGGTTCTTTAATGATTTTAACTGAATCACCCATATTAGCAATTTCACCAAAATAATCACTATTGGTAATATCTTCTACTATGGAGGATTTACGGAAAGCAAGTTGTACCTGCTTTGAGTATATTACTGGGCTAAAATTACCATTAGGTAAATTGTTATGGCCCGTTGCTTTAGGAAAAGCCATTGTATTTCTCCTTGAAAAAAAGTATAAGTATCCAACGCAGTTCTTACACAATCATTCTAGGGGCTGTCTTTATTGGTGCAAGTTATATAGATGCCGTCACAAGCTATATAATATGGGCAATCAAGTTTCAGGTATTCCGAAAATTGTTTGTATTGCGTTATAAAATTTTGTAAGTGTAGTTTGGTATCCTTACAGGGGCAAGCCACACTTACTTTAATGTTGATTTATAGTTATAAATATAAATATATGATTGTCAAGTACTATCTTGCTGATCCTGATAAATCGTATATAAATTTACCACTTTGTATTGCTTTTGTTATATTCTCCTGATTTGCTTCGTATTCTCTAGCTGACATTTTTTCTACATCTGATTCTTTAAGTGTACCTATTTCAGGTGAACTATTAGGATTTCCTTTTTGAGTAGTAGCTACAGATTTAGCTGCATCAAGACTTTTATCTTTTGTAGTTATTTTTTTAGTGCTAATACCCATATCAGCTTTATACAAATCAATAGCTCTTGCAGCAGAATTAGCATCATTTTCATTTTCATATAATGCTTGTTGTACCCATTTAGGCTGTTCTTCAACCCAATCATGGAAAGCATCTTGATTTTTAATATCAACAAAGTCAGGATGTTTTTTAAGTAATTCTACTTCAGCTTTTTCTCTTAGTGCATCAGCTTGCATTTCATCTACTTTTTTCATTCTTTCTTCTAGTATAGAAGATTGTTCTTTAGCTTTTTTAATAGCTATAGTTTCTACTATACCTGCTACATCTGGATACTCTTTTGTCCAAGCATCTATTTCTTCTTCAGTTTTAGGTAGTTTAATTTCTTTTTTAGTAGAAGCATCTAATTGAGTTTTTAATTCATCTATTTGTTTTTGAAAATCTTGTTCTTTTTTTTGAGAGTGCCTTCTTAAATCACCATATCTTTTTTTAAAACTTTTTTCCTCTGCTGTAACAGGTTCAGGTTCTTTTTCTTCTTCTTCAACCTGTTCTGTATTCTGTTTTTTTAATTCTTCTAATTCTTTTTCTTCTTGTTCTATACGTTCTTTATTAGCAGATCGTGTAGCAAAGCCTACTACTTTTTTTTCTTGAGGTTTAACTTCTGGTTTTTCTATTACTTGTGCTTCAGCCATTTCATATTTCCTTTCATATTGGGGCTATCCGTAGCCTGTAAGGGGGGATAAGGTAGCCAATTATAATAACTTTTAATCACCTCTTATATTTGCATAAAAATCCTCCTGTGAACGAAGTTTTAAATCACCTTCTTTAGAAAAACTTTTTCTTGTTTCTTTGCCTAATCCTGTAGGAGCAAGTATAGTTTTTTTAACTTTACGTTTTGTTTTTTTTAAAGCTTGATTAATAAATATTTGTTGTATTTGTTCTGGTGATAACTGTTTACCTTGAGCAGCAGCTTTTACATAAGCTCTAGTTAATACCTCACTTGAATTTTTAAGGAACTGATATGTACCTGGATTATTTTGTAACTTTTCACCTAATCTATTTTCGATAGAATTTCCTACTACTGTAGATGCACCATAAGCCATTAGTGTACTTCCTATGTTTTCAGTAAAATCTCTACCTTGTACTAAATTCATTACACCTGTTCTAATTCCCATTGTACCTAAACCAATAACATCTTTATATTCTAAATTACTATTATCTGTTATAAATTTTAAATCAGACTCATCAAATATACTTGTCATTAATTTAGTACCACCTGCTTTAAATGCACCTCTTAAAGCACCATTTTTCATAGCTTCACCTACATCACGACCTGATACAGCAGCTACAAGTCCTTCAGTAATAGACCTATTAATTGCACCACCTGCTACTTCTCTAAATAAACTATCTGTAGGCATATTAGCAAAAATAGTATTACCCATTGCAGTATCTAAACCTTTAGATACTGCAGGAACTGCCATGCTAGTTATCATATTCCTACCAAAAGAACTAGCAAAATCTCCACCTTGTAAAGCAGTAAAACTAGAATTAATAAGAGCATTACCAAATGCTTTTCCTGCTACTGCACCATATGAACCAGTAACTCCTGATAAAGATCCTAACTGTGCTGGAACACCCATACTAGCTAAAGCTACAGTTGCTACCATAGTAAGACCTGTTAAATCTGTAGCAGTATCTGAATATTTAGGAACTATTAAAGCTTGTCCATCTTTATCAAACTGAATCATAAAATCTGTCATGCCTTCAGTTTGAGTAGTATTACCCCATCTTAATAAACCATCTGATGTATCTTGAGCATTACCATATCCTAATACTCCACCATATTTACCTTGTACTACTTGCTCTCCTGTATCTTTATTAATTAATATTCTTTGAATAGGAGGTTTAACTTTTGCTGTTATTATTTTTTCTTTAGCACCATATCCTAAAGAAGCACCTTCTGTTTCTTTTATATCTATCAAATCTTTAGGATCAATTGTTACTTTTGTTTGTGCCATACCTGTTTGTACGTATTTATAATACTTATTACCTTCTTTAAATATTCTTTGTTCTACAGGTTCACCTTCTACTTCTTTCATTCCTAGTTGACGTAAATCTGTTATACCTGCTTGTGATAAAGTTTCCATCATATAGTTATTAATAAATGGCATATCTTTTTGATGTGGATAATTATATCCTTTTCTTGCAAGATATTTATTTTGATGATCTAACTGTGCTAATAAATTTGATCTGCCATCTTCTAAAGATAAGTTTTTATAATCTTCTGGCCCTGAAACAAAACTATATGATTGTTGCATTTTGTTTTGTTGTTGAGTAGATGTTTGTTTTTTATTTCCTTCTAAAAATGATTTAACTGAAAAGTCTTTACCAAACTCTTTTTGTAATTCTTTTTTAGCATCTACAGTATTACTACCTGTTTGTTGTTTTATATAATCTTTTACATTAAAGTCTTTACCAAATTCTTTTTGTAATTGACTTTTAGCATTAAATACTGGATTTTTAATAGATTGATTTATTGTAGATGTAGGTTCAGCAGTTTTTTCAGAAGCTAAACCTCCAATATTAAACTTTAATTTATTTCCATTATCGACTTTTTTTTTACAGGTAATGCTTCTTCTGTTTCAGATGTAGTTTCTATAGACTTTTTAGGTAACCCCTGCGAGGCCATTTCTGTTTCAACTTCTTTAATAATGCTATCAATATCACTATCAAATTCTCCTGTGTCATCTTCTGTTGCTTCCTCTGAGTTACCCATTTGACCCATAC